CCCAGCGCACGTTCGTCCAGACGTCCCAGGCGGCGACGATCGGGTTGAGATCCGGGCCGATGAAGTGGTGATCGTTGCCGAGGCTCAAGGAGTCGCCGAGGCCTGGGTGTCCGGCGGTCCCCGCCAGGTCGTCGAAGGTCTGGAGCTCGACGCGGATGTAGCGGAGCTGGTTCGACTCGCCGATGTTCGCGCCGGCGGCCTCCGCGATGTCCGAGATGATGATGTAGGAGAGGCCCGTGTAGGCCGGGAGCGGATCGAGCCGGGTCGACAAGAAGCCCGAGACGGCCTGGTTCTCCTGGCCGTCGAAGAGCCGGATCCGCCCGACGAAGCCGCCGCCGTTGTCCTTGCCGCCGAAGAGATCGTCGCGGTCGACATCGACGACGGTCTGGGGGATCCCGCCGGCGTCATCCACGAAGTCGAAGACGCGGTCGTCGCCGATCCAGACGCCGGTGATCCCGGCGCTCGGCCCCTTGTAAAGGGCATATTGAAGCGCGAGGAGATACTCGAAGCCGATGACCTCGTCGCGCTTGAAGATGACCCCGGTCTCGATCGTCCGCTCGACGGCGGCGAAGTCGCCATACCAGATACAGTTCGGAGCCTCGAAGCGGACGGTCCCGCCGATACAGATCGGAACGGGCCGGCCTTCGGTCGCGGTCGGGATGTTGAAGTCGCCCAGGCCCGAGGCGGTCTGGCTCGGGAGGCGCTCGCGGAAGTAGTCCGTCAAGACGAAGGAGACGACCCACATGAGGAGCTGGAACCAGATCATCTACTGAGGCCCCGAGAACTTCGTCGGGCTGGTCCTGGATCCTGGAGGGAGCTCGGTGTTCGCCGGGTCGATCTCGGGGATGTAGGGGTAGCCCTGGAAGTTGATCGCGTTGTCGAACTTGCGCTGGCAGATGTCGAGCGTGAGCCGGCAGCCGGCGAAGACGCTCGCGCCCTGGCCGGCGACGAAGTCGCGGAACACGAGCTGGATCCGGACCGCGTCGGGATCTCCGCCGACGTTGCCCTCGATGATGTCGCGGATCTCGCCGGCCCCGGTTCGGATGTGTCCGCCTTGCCAGTAGGTGTCGATCTCGTCGGAGGAGAGCGAACCAGGCGGGCCGCCGTGAATAGCATCCAGGGCGAGGGCCTGGATCCGGAGACCGTTGAAGACGATCTCGAGACCGTCGGGCGTGATCGAGGTCGCGGTCGCTACGAACTTGAAGTCGTCCGCGGAGAGAAGACAGCCGGGGCTCTCGAATAAAAAGGCGTTGCATTGACTCGAGAAGGTGTCGCGCGGCGTGATCTCGGTCCCCTTCGTGATCGGTTCCATGAGGAACTCGACGTTGTCGCCGGTGTACTGGAGGGAGACGATCTGGCCCTTCCAGGAGATCTGGATCTCGGGCGTCGGCGTGTCGTCGGCGTGGAACCGCTGGATCACGACCGTCGTGACGGCGGACGTGAGGGTTCCCTGGTAGAGCTTCGCGACCGCGAAGTCCTTCGGCGCGGTCATCCGGACGTTGTTGTCGTCCTGGTCCTTCGACTGGGACCAGGCGCTCCGCGTGTAGGCGAGCGGCAAGAAGACGAACGAGCCGACCGTGACGGGCTCGATCTGGTTCGTGAAGCGGAAGATGTCGGCCCCGTTCGCGAACGTGAGGAGCTCGACGGGGGAGCCGTCTCCAGTCTCGAAGGCGTCGAAGGTCACAGCGCGATAACTCCTTGAACTCGGAAGCGGAGCTCGGCCTGGCCGGTCCGCAAGTGTCGGAAGGTCGCGGTGTCGTTCTCGAGCCGGACCAGGTAGAGCCAGGAGATCTTAACATCGGCCGCGGGGACGGTTCCGACGCCTGGGATGACCGAGTCGATCGTGACCGTCTCGTTCGGGCCGGCGTCGGCGACGTTCGTGATCCGGCGGATGTAGTCGACGCCCTCGATCGTGAGCTTGAGGTCGCGCCGCGGGGCCGAGCTCGTGTCGACTTCCTGGAGGCCCTGGTTGACGATCTGGAGCGTGTTCCCGCCGAGGGTGAAGTCGACGCCCAGGGGGAGGTCGTTCGTCCCGCTGGGGATGTAGAACGGGAGCCAGGAGCCGCGGATGTAATACAGGAATTGACGCCAGGCGTGAGTCGCGGCCAGGCTCTCGAGATTGACCAGGACGTCCAGGCCTGGGCGGGCGAGGGCTTCGTTGCGCCGGCTGGCGATGTCGCCGGTCCGCGAGTCCAGGACGTCGAGGGTCTGTTCCAGGAGGCCGCGGCGCGTGGATCCAGTGAAGAAGAGCGGCTGGATCATGACCGCGAGCGTCGTGTCGATCGGGTGCGTGTCGAAGAAGGCCAGGTTGAGCGCGGCGATGTCGCGGTACTCGATGATCGTGAAGTCGAGCGTCATGTCCTCGGCGTTGAGCGCCCAGGTGTTGATCGTCGCCTTCGGTCGCATGAAGCCATACTTGACCGGCATCCCTTGAGATCCGAGCGGGAGGACGATCCCGATCGGGCTCTCGAGCTGGACCTCGGTCGGCGTGAACGACTGGACCGTGATCGCGTTCGATGCAATGCCGGCCGGCGTGACGAAGGAGAGCTCCTGGTCGACGGCGATCTCCATGTCGAGGGTCGAGATCTGGATGAGCGTGTCGGTCGCGATCGCGGCCTGGGTGATCTCGCGGGCCTCGAACCAGAGCTGGATCCCGACGCGCAAGAAGCCGGCGGCGTTGATGACGTTAAGCTGGGACGAGCGGCGGACGTTGTCGGTGAACCGCTCGACGATCCGGATCGTCGACCGCGGGAGCTGGCGGAGTTCCATGACTTGCTCGATCCCGTTGATCGCGGTCATCCGGTCGGTCATGAAGGCGATCGTCTCCCTCATCGGGCGCTGGGGGAGCGTGTTGTAGATGATGAGCCGGCGGCCGGTGAAGCGGACGATGATGTCGCCGCCGTCGACCGTGAAGATGACGTCGTCGTCGATGACCGCGTCGCCGTCGGTCGTGACCTCGAAGGTGACGGTGATCGAGGAGAAGGACGGGATCGAGATCGGCGGCGAGGCCGAGATCACGGCGAGCCCAGGGATCGCGGAGACGTCGATCGCCGTGAGCTGGACCGAGCTCCGCCGCGTGTTGTGGAGGATGACCTGGCGCGTCTTCGTCGCCGTGATGTTGCCGAACTCGACCGGGACCGGCGAGACCCAGGTCGTCCCCAGGAACCAGTCCGCGAAGAGATCCGCCGGCGTGGCGCTCCGCTCGGCCAGGGTGACGACGGTCCCCTTCTCGAACGTGAGCGAGGCCGCCGAGTAGAAGATGTCGAGCGTCCCCTCGAGCGGCCCGGTCGGCAGGACCGGGAACTGGGGGTTCCCCGGCGAGAAGACCAGGACGCCGAGCGAGAAGGCTCCCTTGTCCGCCATGTCTAGCTCGCGTCGGCCGTGATTTTCTTATACGCCAGGCCCTCGAAGCCCGAGTAGCCCTCGTTGTCGAGCGTGTTCTGGGAGTCCTTGTTGACCATCGGGAAGACGACGTAGGTGTCGGAGCCGATGAGGATCTCTTGCTCGGGGTCGAGGTTGTTCATGTTGATCCGGAAGACGTCGGGGATCTGGGCGACCGGAGCCATGCGCCGATCGCTCTCGAAGTCGACGACCGCGCCGATGAGGATCGGGACGAGCGGGACCGAGTTCGCCGTGAAGGTCGGGTCGGCGTAGAACATCGTCGTCCCCAGGCCGTCGCGGTAGCCGCTACAATTCGCGACGCCGAAGAGGACCGCGTCCGAGCCGTTGTTGACGTCGCCGATCGGCTTCTCGGTCGTCGTGAGGGTTCCCATGTTGCCCTCGGTCGTCGCGTTGCGAGCGCCGAGGTCGGCGTTCCCCTCCTGGCTCAAGTTGTGATACCAGTCGAAGCCGAGCGCGCCGATGTTCGGCATGAAGAGGAGGAGGCCCCGATGGCGTAGATTGTCCCCGGAGAACTGGAGGTTCGTCTTGTCCATCGGCGCGAACGGGTAGCGGTGTCCGGCGTTGTAGGGTTGGTGCTCCTTGTTGTCGGTGTTGCTCGAGCTCAAGCCGTTCCCGGTGAGATCGTCCGGATCCAGGAAGGCGACCGAGTGGCCGGTGACGTACATCGAGAGCGGGTCGAGGTCGGTGTGGAGCGGCGTGAGCATCCCGACGTGAAAGTGTCGATACTGGCGCGAGTTGACCTTGAGGACGACGTGGAGGTACTCGGCCGACGCGCCGCCGAAGAGCCAGTAGGAGTCGTAAGGGCCGACGACCGTCGTGAGGCTTTGATGACCCATAGCGGAGAACGACGTGACCGGGTCGTTGTAGGGCTGGGAGGCGTTCGCCGGGTAGTTCATCGGGTTCCCTGGCTGGTCGTAGGTCTCCTGGCCGGTGTTGACGTCGTCGCCGGTGAAGAGGAAGAGCGTCTTGAGCGTGGTCGCCGGGAACCAGAACGGCGGGAGCTCGGTCCCGATGACGCCCCTCGAGAAGAGGTAGTTGAAGTTCGGATGCGCGCCGGCTCCCTCGGTCGGGACTTGCTGGATCCAGGCCAGGCCGCCGGCGACGAAGGAGTCGGTCAAGAAGGGCGCGACGATGTCTTCGATGAAGTCGGCCATGTCGTCGTCGCCAGGCTCGAAGCCTCCGGTGTCTGTTCTGAATGGCATGATCTAGAGCTTCTCCATCGCGACGAACCGCCAGATGTCGGCCGTGTTCGTGTCATTGAATACGAGGAACCGGCGGCCGTCGAACGAGATGATCTCGTCGAAGGCGTCCAGGCCTCGCCCGTGAACGTGCTCCCAGCCGTCGACGATCCCGATCACTTGAACGTCGCCCGCCTGGTTGCGGATGATGTGGAGCTGGCCGGTGAGCGCCAGGCGAGCGCCAGGGCCGAGCGGCGCGACGCCCTGGGGCATCTTCGACGAGGCCGCGGTCTGGAACCACTCCGGGTCGGACATCGTGCCGGCGCTAAAGCCGAACGGGATCATGTTCGCGGCGCTTGCCGCGGATCCGGCCGGGACCGGCGCGTCCGAGAACGAGAACTGGTTCCCAGGCCCGGAGGCCGAGATCGGCCAGAGCTGGCTCGTCTGGTCTTCCGCGCCGTCGTTGTTGTCGAGCGCGATCCCGAGCCAGGCCGGGCTCACGTTGTCCCGATACTGGACCGG